TCAGATTCCAATTCTTCTTCATCATCAGATTCCAATTCTTCTTCATCATCAGATTCCAATTCTTCTTCAGAATCAGATAAGATAGTATCATCATTCTACACAATAAAATCATCCTTCTCATAACCAGATGTCATCAACAAGTGTTTTGTGTTTTGGTTTTCACTAGGAATCCACATATGACCATCAAAATCTCTATCATATGTATCATTCCAGCCATGATAATTGCTTCTTTTTCCATCGACTCTCTTACCCATTAAGATGGGTTGTTCATAGATGAAGAACATAGTCTGTTTTCGCTGTCTAGTTGTCATATTTGTTATGTTATTTGGATTATTTTACTTATTTAAGTATTTAAAAAAAAGAAAATGAACTTCAATTTTTTAAAAATTTTTATTTTTTGTTAAATTTTAAAGAATGAGTCTTATGCCTCTTCCTCATCATCACTCTC